TGACGCACCCGAGCGGCAGCGCCGCGTTCTCCGCGCACGTGCAGTGCCCCATCCCCGGCTGCTGGGCCGCCAAGCTCGTCGCGACCGGCTCGGGCACGGCGACCTGCTCGCTCTACGCGAAGTACTGGTTCTAGCCGTGGGGCCGGGACGCTACTGCGCGTGCGGGAACCGCCTGGGCGACTGCTCGATCCGCATGGTCGTCAAGCCGTGCCGGTGCGAGAGGCCCGGGCGCGCCAACGTCAAGTCCACGCTGCCGTCGACGCTCAAGGGGGTCGTGAGGAAGACCTGGGACGACGTGTTCTCGGACATCGACCACCAGGAGCGCGTCGTGGGCCCCGGCCTGATCCGGGAGCGGGCGCGCGAGCGCGAGGCGCGCGGGGACCGAGTGGTCTGGGGCTGACGCGATGGCGTGGGCCAGGACCAGGAGGGGCCGGCTGCGGCAGGTCGAGAACATGCTCCGCGCGGAGCTGCCCCCGACGCGGGCGACCGTCGTCGAGTGGGTCGACATGCGTCCGCGGCAGACCGGCGACTACGCCACGACCAAGCGCAGGGGCCGGGTCATCACGATCCGGGTCCACGACAAGCTGTCCTTCGAGTTCGCCATTTGGGCCCTGTTCGAGGAGTGGGCCCACGCGATGAGCTGGCCGTTCTCGGCGCGGGAAGACGAGGTGCCGCACCACGACGAGACCTGGGCGATCGCGTACGGCAAGATCCGGCACCTGTGGGACGACCTCGACGGGCAGGAGCGTGCCGCCAGGTTCCCCGCCGATGCTTGACGTCGTCTGGCAGCCCCACCCGGGGTCGCAGCGCGCGTTCCTCGAGTGCCCCTTCTGGGACGTGCTCTACCACGGCACCCGCGGCCCGGGCAAGACCGACGCCCTGCTGATGGACTACGCGCAGCACGTCGGCGCGGGGTTCGGGCCGGCGTGGCGCGGCGTCCTGTTCCGGAGGACCTACAAGCAGCTCGCCGACGTCATCGCCCGCGCCAAGCGCTGGTACCCGCGGATCTTCCCCGGCGCCAGGTACAACGCGTCGGAGTACACCTGGACGTTCCCGCACGGCGAGCAGCTGCTCATGCGGTACATGCGGGTGGCCGACGACTACTGGGAGTACCACGGCCACGAGTACCCGTGGATCGGCTGGGAGGAGATCACCCGCTGGCCCAACGGCGACTGCATGGAGATGATGACGGCCTGCTCGCGCTCGTCGGTGCCGGGCATGCCGCGCAAGATCCGGGCGACGGCCAACCCGTACGGCATCGGGCACGCCTGGGTCAAGGAGAAGTACCAGATCGGCTCGACGCGGCCGTGCCAGAAGCAGGTCGTCGAGACCGACGCCGGCACGCGGCTCACCCGGACCCACATCTTCGGCGACATCACCGAGAACACCCACATGATGGAGGCCGACCCGGACTACATCAACCGGCTCGACGGCCTCTCGGACCCCAACCTGCGGAAGGCGTGGCGGCTCGGGTCGTGGGACATCGTGGCCGGCGGCGCGTTGGACGACGTCTGGGACCGGGACGTGCACGTCACGCGGCCCTTCGTCATCCCCTCCACCTGGCACGTCGACCGCGGCTTCGACTGGGGCAGCAGCGCGCCGTTCAGCGTGCTCTGGTTCGCCGAGGCCGACGGCTCCGAGTTCGACCCGCGCACCGGCAGGGGCCCGGAGCTCGGCGGCGGCGCGTCCGGCCCGACGGTGTGGTACCCGAAGGGCACCCTGTTCGCGATCAGGGAGTGGTACGGGGACGACGGCAAGGAGAACGGCATCAAGCTGTCCCCGCGCGACATCGCCGAGGGCGTCAAGGACCGCGAGTCCTCGATGGAGGACGCCGTCAGCGCCGGGCCGGCGGACACCGCGATCTGGGACGCCGTGCCCGGGTCCAGGTCGATCGCCGAGCAGATGGAGGCGCGCGGCGTGTCCTGGACGCGCGCCGACAAGTCGCCCGGCTCGCGGGTGCAGGGGCTGACGGCGATCCGCGACATGCTCGAGGCCGCCAAGCTCAGGCCGCCCGAGGACCCCGGGCTGTACGTCTGGGACACGTGCCCGCGGCTGATCTCGCACATCGCGGTGCTGGAGCGCGACGAGAAGAACATGGAGGACGTCGACACGGACCAGCCGGACCACGACTACGACGTGGTGCGGTACAGGGTCAGGGCAGGGGTGTCGAAGGTCACGCCGACGGAGGTCGTCTAGAGTGGCGGAGCTCAAGGTAAACGAGGCCATCGAGGCCCATGTCGAGATGGCGAAGCACTGGAAGCTGCCCGACGCCCTCGTCGGCGGCACGCAGGCCATGCGGGACGGGGCCTCCGACTGGCTGCCCCAGGAGCCCGGCGAGGGCTCGCCCGCCTGGGAGATCCGCGTCGGCCGCACCACCCTGTTCAACGCGTACGCGGACACGCTGGGCAACACCTCGAACCGGCCGTTCGCCGACTCGGTGGCCCTGTCGGACGACGCCCCGGAGGAGCTCCACGACTTCGTCGAGCGCGTGGACGAGTCCGGGCGCAACCTCACCGAGTTCAGCCGCGTCGCCTTCCGGGACGCCGTGCACCGCGGCCTCTGCGGCATACTGGTCGACTACCCGCCCGCCCCGCTGGACCTGACGCTGGCGCAGGAGCGGGAGCTCGGGCTGCGGCCGTTCTGGACGCACATCCAGTTCAGCCGCGTCATCGGCTGGCGCGTCGAGCGGTTCCGCGGCGAGGACGTCCTCACGCAGCTGCGCATCACGGAGGACGCCGTGGTGCCCGACGGGGAGTACGGCGAGAAGAAGGTCGAGCGGGTCAAGGTGTACGAGCGGGAGCTGCCCCAGGAGCTCGTCGGCGACGACGGCGCCGGGACCGGCGAGTGGACCGACGGCAACACCTGGTGGGTCCTGTGGGAGCTCAGCGACGAGGACAACGACTGGCACCCCGTCGACTCGGGCCGGATCACCATCAACCGGATCCCCTTCGTCGTGGTCTACACCAACCGCACCGGCCACATGACCGCCGCGCCGGCGCTCGAGGACCTGGCGTGGAAGAACCTCGAGCACTTCCAGTCGTCCTCGGACCAGCGGCACATCCTGCGGTTCGCCAGGGCGCCCCTGCTGTTCGGCGCCGGCTTCCGCGACGAGGAGCTCGGGTCGAAGGTCGAGATCGGCGCGAGCAGGATGCTCAAGTCGAAGAACGAGAACGCCAAGCTTAACTACGTCGAGCACAGCGGCAAGGCCATCGAGGCCGGGCAGAAGGACCTCGAGTCCCTCAAGGAGGAGATGGTCGTCCTGGGCATGAAGCCGCTGCTGCTGAAGCGCGTCGGCCCCCAACAGACCGCGACCGCGTCCGCCATCGAGGAGGCCGAGGAGCAGTCGGAGCTGCAGGCGTGGGTGCGGGAGTACGAGCGGGCCCTGGAGAAGGCGCTGGCCATAACGCTGGAGTGGCTGGGCCGCGACGCCAAGGCCGTCGAGGGGTCGGTTACCGCGGTCTCGATCAGCGACCGGTTCACGGCGATCATGGACGAGGCGCAGTTCAACACGCTGCTCGAGCTCCGGAAGCTCGGCGACCTGAGCCGCGAGACCCTGTACGCGGAGCTCAAGAAGCGCGGGTTCCTCGACGACGCCTTCGACCCCGAGATCGAGGCCATCCGGCTCGAGCTCGAGGCCGCCGACGCCCGGCTGGACATGGAGGGCGCGGGGGAGGAAGAGGCCGACGACGCCGACGACGACGACGACGACGCCGACGAGGGGTAGCGGATGCCCGCGGCCAGGACCGTAAACGAGATCCTGCAGGACCTCGGCATCCGCCGCGCGATGCTGCTCGAGCGGTTCGAGAACAACGAGGTCCGCACCGCCCTGCGGTTCCTGAACAAGGACGTGCTGCCCGACGTCGAGCGCAGGCTGGCGTCGCGGGTGGCCCGGATCGTCGACGCCGGCGGGCTTGACGCGGGCCCGGTCACCACCCGGCGGCTGCGGCAGCTCGAGCGGTCGATACGCAAGGTCACGGCGCCCGGCTTCAAGAAGATCGCCGACGGGCTGCGGAACGGGCTCGTGCCGTTCGCCAGGGGCGAGGTGGACTGGCAGGGCGAGGCGATCCGCGGCGCCGCGCCGGTCCAGCTGTCCACGGTCATGCCGTCGATGGGGCAGCTGCGGGCGATCGTCACGGACCGGCCCTTCGAGGGCAAGGTCCTGGCGGAGCACTGGAAGACGGTCGAGTCCCGCATGGTCGGCGAGCTCAACCGCCAGATCAAGATCGGGCTCGCGCAGGGCCAGACGACGGACCAGATCGTCCGGCGCGTGCGCGGGACGGCCAGCAGGAAGTTCAGGGACGGGGTGTTCGGCGCGACGCGCCGGCAGACGAAGGCGACGGTGCGGACCGCGGTGCAGCACACCGCCAACGCCAGCCGCGACGCCCTGTACAAGGCCAACGAGGACATCGTCAAGAAGGTCCAGTTCGTCGCCACGCTGGACGGCAACACGTGCCCGCAGTGCGCCGGGCTGGACGCCACGGAGTGGGGCATCTACGACGGGCCGAGGCCGCCGATGCACTACCAGTGCCGGTGCACGTCGGTGCCCGTCCTGAAGTCGTGGAAGGAGCTCGGCATCAGCCTCAAGGAGGCGCCCCCGGGGACGCGGGCGTCGATGGGCGGGCAGGTGGCGGGCCGGCTGAGCTACCCCGGCTGGCTGCGGAAGCAGTCCCGCGTCGTGCAGGACGCCGCGCTCGGGCCCGCCAGGGCGGCGATGTTCCGGCGGGGCAGGCTGGAGGTGCGGCACTTCACGGGCACCAACGGCAGGCTGCTGAGCCTCGACGAGCTGGCGGAGGTCGAGCGCAGGCTCGCCGCGGGCGACGCGGCCGTCGGCAGCATGTTGAGCGC